TCCCTCGGAGTCCAAGTAAACCTTTTTCCTAATCCCTTCGTTCCGGGACAACATGTCGAAGTAATCCTGCACACGAGCTTGGTGCGCCCTCTTTCTGGCTAGTTCTTGTGGAGTCATACTACTCTATCCCTTGTGTCTGCATAGCCCCCATAGAGGCAGGGGCTGTGCCTATCCGACCGATCTGGGCGTTCTGTGCCTGCTGTATCTGGAAGGAATACTGACCAGCATACTTCTGGATACGTGCCGCGAACGCCTCGTCCGTCTGCAAGCGTTGTGCTACATCTGGCTGTGAGGTGTATTGCTGGATGACTTGGAGTGCAATCTGCGCCCCGTTAGGACGGGCAGGCATCTCAATCCCGGCGAATATCTTCGAGAGGTCATCGGTCACTTGCTTAACAACCTGCTCCTGAGCTTCTTCAGCGGGTTGGAGAACAGCGTCCGCGAGAGTTGGGTCGATGCTGCTAGCAGCCACCTCCAGCAAGCGGTCAATGCTGATTCGGCCATTACGGTCAAGCTGAGTAAGAGAAACAAGCTGATTAAGCTTCTTTTCTTGAGCTTCTGGATCAGAGTTGAGAACGTCATAGCTAATTACAATATCAAAGTTTTCGTCGGGATTCCCCTTGTTGAACTGCTGGGGGTCAGGTGAACCAGTGACACGGAAGAACACGCTATCGGGGCCGAACCGCTGGAAGCAGCGATACGCTAAACGCAGCACCTCCGCTGTATGGCTGAGGAACTTGTCCACGAGAAATTGGCGCCGCATTTGACTAGTTGGATCATCGAAGTCCAAGCCCACCATAGCATCCGCTTGACGCTCCATAGTTTGCTCCATTTCACGGGAACCAGTGTTATACGCAGGGGTGGGGCCGAACTCGAACTCCCCTTTTCGCCGATATGGAATCATCCGACCTGGTCCCCAATCCTTCGGTGCGTTACCGACGGGGTGCATGATCGGAGGCAGAGTCGCTAAACTGTTGCGGTCAATGCGGGAATCGCGTTCCACTTTAACCTGATGCTGTATTCCACGTAGAACATCGGGGATGGTCTGTGCATCATACAACCGCTTGGAGTCCTCTGAGAGCTTGGTAACGACAACTGGATAGTCCTCGTAGCCGTTCATCAGTTCAAACTTAGCGTAAGCCGGTATCCCCTGGCCATCGTCCCCACTGAACTCCTTGTGGAAGATGGTCTCGTAGATACCCTCTGAGCCGTCCTCTGGGTCAATGAGCCGCTGGAAGCCGTGAACCAACTCAATGAGTTCATTCGCTTCGTATGCGTTGTCAGTAAGGCTGGTTGAGCGGCGACCTTCGTTTTCTCGCTCGATGGAGTCAATGTTCACTCCCTTATACTTATCGATGACATGAGCCACGAAGTCCTCGTCCCATCCGTCGGTGACAACTTTGTTCTCCAGTTCCTGTGCTGTGTAGTAGGTTCGCCAGAAGCAATACGGCGCACGTTGTGGATCCGTTACATACGGAGGGAACATGAAGTCCCCGTCAGGAGCGAGGGTCTTAATCTCTGGGGCATCGATTTGACGGCGAACGACTGGAAGCTCTGTTGAACCCGTTTTCCTTAGTTCTTTTAGCGATTTCTTAGCTTTCTTAGTCGTTACGCCATCAAAAGTTGTTTTCAGCAGTTCAACGATTTCGTCATCGTTAGCACCGTCCATCACCATAGCAGCTAGCTCTGGGGATAGTTGTGCAATCTGCTCGATGTCCAGTTTCTGGAGGAACCTGCGGTCTTCGCGGTGCCAGCCTACATAAGTGATAAGGATGCCCCGTTCCAGCAGATAGTTCGCGCCGAGTTCCATCTCGCGGTGGAACCGTGGGATATACCCAGAGGAGACCATCCACTTCATGAAGTTCGAGACCACCTTAGATCGGGAAATGTCCGTAGCCTCCACTGGGAACGCCCGAACATTCGCTCGCTTCATAGCGGAGACGAACATCGAGACCAGCTTAGTCACCCGTTCATCGATAACATGGGACTCCATGTCAGCGGCACCGTCCCACGGGAACGCATCCGCTCCGTGCTTACGGAGGTCGCGACTCTTGCCCGGCCACCAGTTACGACGGTCATCGTAGCTTGTGCGGCACAAGTCAAAATAAGCCTCTAGTTCCGTAACGGTTTCATCGTAAGCATACCGCAGGGAGGAGACGTTCGGGGCTTTACCTACATACGTTAGGTCTTCGGAAATAGAATCTTCTGGCATCGTAAACACTTATTGTAACACGGCGAGCAACTACCTCTTTACCCAGTGGTAAGTTAAGTTGTCCCCATCCCGATTCTCCTCGAAATAGATGACCTTATCCAGTAGCTTACCTTCCATCTTGCGAGGGATTTTGACGGCCACCTTACAGGCTCTGTCCCTGTGGTGAACCCATAGATACAAGGGGTTAGGGCAGGCGTTCAATACCTGTCCACGGTAGATGACGGGCATAGGGATGATGTCATCCAGGACGGCTTGTCCTTCTTCGCTGATCCACGTATTCTTGCCGCGACCCGTCACCATCTCCTCTTCGAGATTGTTGAACACCATATCGATGAGTTCCTCGAACGCGCGGTCGTATTCCTGTGCTATATCTGTTAGCTTCTTCTTGGGCATTAGTATCCTCCTGTTCCTCGACGGGTTGTGTGCATTTGATTCTGTGCAACAAAGTCAGGCCCGTATCCATCATTGTGCATTCTTAAATATCTAAGTAGATCGATGAAGTCCTTCAGTGCTTCGTCCGCTTTACCACGGTGTCCCCAGTTGATAAGGCTGTGGATAAGGTTCCCACAGGATTCATGTATCTGGAGAATCGGTCGGTTCGCTTCATCGAGTTCCGCCCTTGGGTTATACTTCATCCACCCGTCCAGTGCAGTTATCCCTGTGTCGATGTCCGCCCCATTGGAGGGAACAAAGAACATACCTTTATCCGCGAAGCTCTCGAAGAGGTCACTGTTGTCCTCGTTCTCCCTAGCGAAGAAACGGGAGTCCCCGATTCGCTCGAACACCTCTACACCTAAGTCCTCCTCAATCAGTTTGAACTCGTCCACGTATGCTTGCACATCGTATCCAAGCTTCTTGGAGGCTGGACCGAACCTCCACTTGGGTTCACCGAAGATTGCCCACTCCCCATAGGAGTCCCTGTCCGGCCACTCCCTCAGCACCGTCACGTTCCCCAGCTTGTCCACCGCCGCCCAGAGGGCTACGTAGTTCCTCGCTCCAGCGGGGTCAACTACCTGATACACCGTATGGGTATGCTTCGTGATTGCCGGCAGATCCTTGATGACGTGAACCCCTGTGTTGAAATCGGGGAACAGGGTATTCATACTGCGGACAGGTATCCCGTATGCACGGGTCAAAATCTCTTCCTTGGAGGAGTTCTTTAGCTCCTTCTTGATCCGCTCATACCCACCGAAGGGATTCAACTCACTATGGAAGAAAACGATCCCTGCGTCCTTGTGGTGGCTATACTGAACGAACGGAACAACTTCATCCACCATCTCAGCGTAGCGTTCCTCTAGGGTCTCTACGTCCTTCAGGAACTCAGCAACGAACGGGGTATGCCCATCAATCGGAGTGAAGGTCATCAGCATCTTGGAGTTCCGGGTTGCCAGTCGGAAACGCATCGTAGCCACTAGATCCCCGTCCTCAAGATACTCGTCCAGCCAGAGACCGATGTTGTGCCACTTCGGTGTTTTGCTCCCAATCTCAAGTCCCTCGAACTTACTCCTGTTCGCTTGGAACTGGCTGTAAGTATGGAAGTAAACAGTTGACCCATTCGGCAGGATGAAGCTCGCTCCAGTGAACCCGTTCTTCACCGTGTAGTTCAAATACTCCACTTGGCTTTTGGACTTCTGCTTGAACTCAGGTGGCAGATACCTATACACCGCCCTCTGCTGGACACGGATACTAGCATCGGAGTCCTGGGCGAAACATACAATCTCAGAGTTAGGGTTCTCCAGTGCCGCCTTGACGACACTCCTAGCTCCGCACTCAGTTTTGCTTGACCGATTCCCACCACTGACGAACACAGTATCCACCGTCTCAAGGAACTTGTCCACATGCTTCCAACCCTCCAGCTGGAACCCGTGGTTCAAGGGATCCTCGTTCGCCTGCTTGATCCTAGATTCACGTGCCTCCAGTAGCTCGTGAACCCCCTTGTCCCCCTTCTGCTCGTGCATGAGCTTCAAGTCATCCTCAGTCGGTAGAGGAATCAGTGGATGCGGAGTTACTATCATTTGATTATTTTAATATAAGGAGCGTCCATCTCGTAGCAACAAACCCCCTTTTCCCCGTCGAAACGAACACTAACCCACCCATGGCGGACTTGGAGGATTGTCCCGAACCTATCCCATGCTGTGTGGTATAACCGTTGTGGTATCATATAATAGAGTATGTGGTAACTTTTAGTCCGCTTCCTCAATGGCCTCTACGTCAACCACTTCCGCTGGTTTCGGCATCTGTGCCTGTGCCTCCTTGAGTGCCTTCATCATATCCTCGAAACTCTCCGT